GTAACTAAATCATTATTTAAAGCAGCTTGTCTTGCTTTTTCTAAATTAATTTCTTTACCTAATAAAACTTCAGCTTGTAATTCGGCTGCTATAGAGGATTCAAAATCTAATAAACTACCTGCTATTTTATCAACTTGATCTAAACTTAAACCTAAAGCTCTGGCTTCTGTAGCGGCTTCAGCTAATATTTTAGGTGACATACCTAATGATACTACTATAGATTTAGAAGCAGAGGAAATATCATTGAATACTTCTTTAGCACTAATAGCTACACCGTTTTGTCTATTAACAGCATTCACAGTTTCAACAGTATCTTCTAATACTTGTTCAGTATTTTCACCTTGAATTCTTGCTAATAATGCTAATTGAGATGCTTCTTTTACCCCTAAACCTAATTGTTTAGTTAACATCGTCATAGTCATTAAGGTATCACCACCAAAATCGGAAATGATGCCTGTTTGAGATGCTAAATCGGTAAATGCTTTGTTTAATTCTTGAGAAGTAATTAAAATATCTCGAGAATTGTAAGCAGTAGCAGCTAATTCAAGTTGTAAATCTCTAGATGCTTCATAACTTAATGCTAAATTCTTTTGAAGATCGTTAATATTATCACTACCCTCTAGCATAGCATTTCCCATAGCAAAGAATGCTGCTTCGGATGCTACTGAGAGTCTTTCTGTAATTGAAAGATTATCATTTAATAAGGCTGTTACTACTCCTGATTTGTCTAAGTCTTTTAAGTATTCTTTAGCATTTTCTACTAGACCTCCAAATATACCTTTTTGAACAGCTGTTGAATCTTGTATAGATTCAATAGTTTGAAGGGTTTCTAGTTGAGTTTCAACTTGTTCTAGTTGTGCATCTATTAACTCTTGTTGATTTTTTAATTCTTCTTCACTAAGATTAGATTGATTTTTTTTAAGATTTTCAAGTTTAATTTGTAAAAGTCTTTGATTCTCAAAGATTTTATTTTTTTGTTTAGCTACATCAGAGGCTTTAGCTTCACCTTTTTCAGCTTTAACTTGAAGTTTTATTAGTTCTTCTTGATTTTTAACTGTTGATTTTAGTTCAGAAACCAAACCACGTTTCATGGTTTTACCTATAATATCAACCGCCTTATTAGAATCATCTAAACCATCATTAAAGTCTTCAACTGATTGGATTAATTTATCACCAATTGAAGATACAGCATCTAAAACCTGGCCTAATACCTCATTGGTTTCTTCTGAAATTTTCTTTAATTCTTCTGCTTTTCTTTTAGCCATGGTATATGTTATATGTAATAAATATTAACTATACTTGCTTTTTGTAGGATTTTTTACTGTCCCATCTGAATTAATTAAGTTAACTGAGTTTTGAGGGGTTTTAGCTTGTTTTATTTGTTCGGCTTTTTTGTCGTAATGATCTTTTATTTTTTTATAAACAAATTTACGAAGCCAAAGTGGCATATTGTAAACATCGTTCCAATTATAACCACCTTGCCCGTAAAAACAAATTTCGTGAATTTGTGATAAAAATCTAACTCTATATTCTTTAGCCGAGGTTGACGTCAGGCCAAAAAAAGTTAATCCCAATTGGAAGAGAGATGGATTTTGTGGATCCAGAGGGAAAAAAAGTTAAATCCACGTCTGGTTGAATTTTATTAATATATTCTCTAAATGCTCTAGCATCTCGAGCTAAAAATGCTTTATCAACAAACTCTCGGATAGTTTTAAATTCCTTATCTCCATTAACTGAGGTGATCATGTATTTTAATCGAGTAGTAAGTTCTGGGGAGTTATCAGAATTAATCTTTTTTAAACCCTCTAACTCTTGATTAATTTTAATTTCATCATTGTGAGTTAGAATTTTAAAGGTAATCTCATTACCTGAGGTGGGTAGAGTGTATTGGAATTCATTAATACCTTTAGTGTATAAAGATTCATCTAGGGGTTTATTTTGTATAGAAGATAAATCCATTGTTTCAGATTTACCACCATACTTAAAGGTATATTCAGCACCATATCCTAAAATACGAGCAGCAATCATAATAGCATTTTTATCTCCAATAAGTAAATCATTATAATTAATTTCACTTACAATTAAGGATTTTAATAGTTTATCTAATACAGTACCATTAGAGATATAATTTTGATTTGTTAATATATCTTCTTCTTTAGCAGTCATATATTTGATTTCAACTGTTCCCGAAGATAAGGGATTATCGGAAGAATATATTAAACCTTTAGAGGGTAATTCTATTGTTTCTGTTGGTAATTTAAATTCCATATCTTTTATTTATAATAACTTTATTCGAGTATAAATATGAATATAAAAAAGAGCTTGAACGAATCCAAGCTCTCTTTATAAAAATATTTGATTTTTTTTAGAAATTCAAAATAGCGTAATCAATTGCTACTTCCATTGTAATTTCTACAGCAGAATCTACAGTATCATAACTATAATCTCCAAATGAAGCATTAGAGATTAAAGCTCCTTTTAAAATCCATTCAGATACTACATCACCTACAGGACCTAATACGTTAAATGTTAAGTCTTTCTTGTAGAAATCTGAATAACCATCTCTACCAGTTACTGATTCGTGGTGTAAACGTACCCACTCCATTACTGCTTGAGCGCCTGAAGGTGTAATTGGGTCAAATAAGGTAAATGTTACGTTATTCCATACTGTTTTACCTTTAACCTTACGTTGAACGTTAATATGGTTTAATTCAACAACACCTTGTGTTAGAGATACAGCACTTATACCTTTAACCATAAATGTTGGGAAACCATCCATATACATGATAAACCTATTCGTTTGTTTTGGTTCAAACGCTGTGAAAAATATTTCGTTGGGATCTAATACTGCCATTTTACTGTTTCTATTTTATTATAAATATTTAGGCTTTCTACTTTTACGCAGGGAATGTAGCACCCGTTGGTAATACATTAAAGTCTAAGATTATGAATTCAGCAGTTTTAGTTGGTTGAAGGAAAATTTGTCCTACCATTTGATTTCTATCAATTACATCTGGTGTGTTGTTAGAATCATCCATTACTACTTTAAACGCATACAAACCTTGTCTTTGTTGAACACTTTCCAAATATGGATTTACTTGAGCTAAGAAGTTATTTCTAGTAGCAGCCGTATTTTGTTCAAATACTAAAGTTTGTGAAATTTGACCTATATATGATTTAAGGGCAATTAATAATCTTCTAACGTTTATTCTATCTAAAGCGGAAGCTTGTGTCTGTAATGTTTTTTGACCATATACTACAGTTCCAACTCCAGGGAATGAAGCAATTGGATTAACTTTAGCATTGTATAAAGTATCTCTGTTAGATTGAGATAATTTTCTTTCTGGTCTAATTACCGTAGATAAACCACCTCTATTAATACCCGCCGGAGCGAACCAAGGCTCAGAGCTATTATCGTTAAACGCGTAAACCCCAGGAATCATTGTCGAAGCTGGTACCCATACGTTATCACCTGTATCTGGGTCTGAGGTTTGTAACCATGGCCAGTACATAGCAGCGTATGAAGAATTTATTGTAGAACCTTCTTCAACTGGGCTATCTGTACCTGTAATTGCTGAACCATAAATTGAAGGGTCTATAATGTAGATAGCATCACCTCTACTTTGAACATTATTTGTTGCTGTAGTTATTGGGCTAGCATGTTTACTTCTTAAAAGACCCGGGGTAGTTAATACATTAAATTGGTAATCATCTTGATTAGCTAATAAGTTTAACATATTAGTATAATCACCTGCTACTAAACCTTGAGTTTGTGTGCTAATATTTTGGTACATATTATTAGGTGCAGAACCATTAATAACAGTACCTGTACCACCTGTAAATGCTCCACCTAAAGAACCTGAACCAAACCCTGGGATTAATCCTGTAAATTCTGTTTTAGCTACACCAGCATTATCAAAATAATTAGGTGTTTTAGATGTTACAGATTTTACTCTTACGTATCTAGAGGCATTAGGATGAGAACCTGAAACTATTTTTACATAATTGTTAGTTTCATCATATTGGTATTTATAATCACCGATTACTCTAGCAACATAATTATCTTGAGTTGGGTCTAATGATAAACCTGTAAATGATTCTAATACAATTTTATTATTTGTATTATCATTTCCTCTTCTAATTAATAAATCAAAAGTACCTTGGGCTGATGAAGAAGCAGCTACTTCCCATCTAATATTATCAGCACTACCTGATGCTAAAGCTCCATTAGATAATTGGGATCCTGAATTGTTAAATATAACACCTTTGTCAATAGCTTCTAATGTAAATGCTATAGCAGTATCATCAGAACATGAAATATTTGATTCAGCATAACCCCAACCTGTAGAACCTGAGACTACACGAGTTAC